TTCCTAGACAGACTGGTAAGTCCACTACGTGTGTGTCTTACCTTTTACATTATGCACTGTTTAATGACAACGTAAACATAGGTATTCTAGCAAACAAACTATCCACTGCTAGAGATCTATTAGGCAGACTACAACTTGCCTATGAACAACTGCCACTCTGGATGCAACAGGGTATAGTGGCATGGAACAAGGGTAGCATGGAGTTAGAAAATGGATCTAAGATACTGGCAGCATCTACCTCTGCAAGTGCGGTTCGAGGTATGTCTTTCAATATTATTTTTCTTGATGAGTTTGCCTTTATACCTAATCACATTGCGGAACAGTTCTTTAGCTCTGTATATCCTACTATTACTTCTGGTAAATCGACAAAAGTTATAATTATATCTACGCCAAATGGTATGAACCACTTCTATAAGTTGTGGGTTGACGCACAGAAAGGAAGAAATGGTTACGTGTGGACTGAGGTTCACTGGTCTAAGGTGCCAGGCAGAGATGCGGCTTGGAAAGAAACAACCATTGCCAACACATCTGTCAGACAGTTCACTCAGGAGTTTGACTGTGAGTTCTTAGGATCTGTTGACACATTGATTACCGCATCCAAGCTCCGTGTACTGACGTATGATGATCCGATCCGCACCAATGGATCACTGGATGTATATGAAAATCCTATACCTGAGAGAGATTACATAATCACATGTGATATATCACGTGGTCTAGCACAGGATTATAGTGCCTTCTGCGTCATAGACATATCACAAGCACCATGGAAACTGGTAGCAAAATATAGAGACCATGATATAAGACCAATGCTCTTACCTAATGTCATAGCAGATGTGGCAAAGGCATATAATATGGCGTATGTTCTGATAGAGGTCAATGATATAGGAGAAGCAGTGGCATCACAGCTACACTATGATGTGGAGTATGAGAATGTTCTCATGTGTGCTATGCGTGGTAGAGCAGGACAGATAGTAGGTACAGGTTTCTCTGGTGGTAAGACACAGATGGGTGTCAAGATGAGTAAAACTGTCAAGGCACAAGGATGTTCTAACCTCAAGACACTTATAGAGGATGACAAACTAATTGTAAACGACTATAACATAGTATCTGAACTGACTACATTCATACAAAACAAGCAATCATTCGAGGCAGACGAGGGATATAACGATGACCTTGTGATGTGTCTTGTTATCTTTGCGTGGTTAGTACAGCAGGAATACTTCAAAGAACTAACAGATCAGGACATCCGTCGCAGGATCTACGAAGAGCAGAAGAATCAGATAGAACAAGACATGGCACCTTTTGGTTTTATACTCAATGGTGTGGATGATGAAGAGGTAGTTGTAGATGAGAAAGGAGACGTATGGTCACTCGAAATGGACGGTAGTGACAGGGAAGATAATAAGTGGCAGACAGACGAGTATGGTGACGTTTCATATATGTGGGAGTATCGGTAGAAAAGCTACTTTCTCTAAATATTATTAGACAAATTGAAACTATTCATCAGGAGTACCAAGCATGGCTAGCACACTTCTCTCACCAGGAGTGGTAATTCAAGAGAGGGATTTGACCCTTGGATCCATAGAGACTGTAGAGGTCAACGTTGGAGCGATTGCGGGTGCCTTTAGTAAAGGACCAGTAAATAAACCAGTAAGAATCTCATCAGAATCAGAATTACTATCTACATTCGGTGAACCAAATGACAGCAACTTTGAAACATGGTTCGCAGCAAGTTCATTCCTCGCGTACGGTGGCGTACTCGATGTAGTACGTGCTAGTGGTGGATCACTTAAGACTGCTAACGTAAATGGAGCATCACTTACAATCAATAGCGTAGAAGATTACGAAGGTAATTACTACGATGGCACACAGTCATGGGACTATGCTGCTAGATCTATTGGATCAGTAGGTAACTCACTTAAGGTTGTAGCAATCGACGTAGGTGCTAACCAACAGATTACTCTAGCAAACGCAATGCTAAGTACTGCTACACCTGGTACAGTTGTTAATAACGTAGCGGGTACAAAATCCGCATACATTCATGCTAACAACACTACTACACTAGACATCATCTGGGTATCAGGTGGTGCGTGGACAACATCCGATGAAGTTGATGATGATTCAAATCCAGACATAGCAATCACAGCAGTTGCTGACTGGTATGATTCACAAACTATCACAGGAACCTTGAACTGGAATCAAGTGGCTCCCCGACCTGGCACATCAGCACACGTTGCTGAACGTGGTGGATCAAACGACGAGATGCACATAGTTGTAGTCGACGTTGATGGTGGAGTAACAGGTACACCTAACACAGTTCTTGAGAAGTTTCTCTATGTGTCTAAAGCTAAAGATGGTAAGTCTGCTGAGGGATCTTTAGTTTACTATCCAGAAGTTATTCTTAACAAGTCTAACCACATATACTGGGGTTCTCATGACAATGAGAATATCTGGGATGTAAGTGGTAACACACTTGCTAACGCTTCTAACTTCGGTGGAGACAGCACAACAGCATTCGATGTTCTTGGTGAGAAAGAATACACATTGTCTGGTGGTGTAGATGACTTCACACTATCTCAAGCAGAAATCATAGCTGGATATGATAACTTTGCTGACACAGAAACAGTACAACTAGACTACCTAATCATGGGTGGCGGTGGTGCTACTGAGATTGAGTCTAAAGCAAAGGCAAACAAATTAATAAGTATCGCAAGTAACAGAAAAGACTGTGTTGCGTTTATCTCTCCTGATAGATCAAACGTAGTTGGAGTAACAGACAGTGCTACTCAAACAGAAAACATAGTTGAGTTCTATGACACATTTGCGTCAACGTCTTACGCTGTCTTCGATAGTGGTTGGAAGTATCTTTATGACCGCTTCGCTGACAAATACAGGTATGTCCCATGTAACGGTGACGTTGCTGGCCTATGTGCTAGCACCACTGCTAATGGTGACCCATGGTTCTCTCCCGCAGGATTGAACCGAGGTGGAATCAAGAACGCTATTAAGTTAGCATATTCACCTAAAAAATCTGAGAGAGACGCTCTATATCAGAAGAGAATTAATCCTATTACTTCTCTACCTGGTCAAGGTATCGTCCTCTTCGGAGACAAAACAGCTCTCGCTTCACCATCTGCTTTTGATCGCATCAACGTCCGTCGTCTCTTCCTCGTCATAGAGAAGACAATAGGAAATGCTGCGAAGGGAGTATTGTTTGAACTAAATGACGAATTTACTAGAAACAATTTCAACAATGTTGTCGAACCATTCCTACGTGACATCCAAGCACGTCGTGGTATTACCGACTTCCTAGTTGTTTGTGACAGTTCTAACAACACACCTGATTTAATTGATAAGAATGAGTTCGTTGCTGAGATTTACATCAAACCTGCTCGCTCTATCAACTTCATCACACTAACCTTTGTTGCTACACGTACTGGTGTTAGTTTCGAGGAAGTAATCCCAAGGAGATCTTAAACAATGGCAGAAACCAAAGCACTGGGAGTATTAGAATTCCAGACTAAAATTAGGGGAGCAGTCAGACCTAATCTGTTCTCCGTAACACACAACTTTCCTACAGTCGGTGGACTAAGCATCGAGAAAGGATTGGAAACATTTATGTGTAAGAGTGCTGCTCTTCCTGCATCAACAGTAGGAACAGTAGAACTACCTTTCCGTGGTAGAGTAATCAAAGTTCCTGGCGACAGAACATTCGAGTCATGGACTGCTACATTCTACATGGATGATGCGTTCGCATTACGCGGTGCGTATGAGAAGTGGGTAGAACTTACCAACACAGTAGATGCTAACACAGCAGCTGCTTCTATGGAAGATGTCTTACAAGATATCGAAGTTATACAGATGGATAAGTTTGGTGGAAACGCCACTCAGTTCAAAAACATACGTCAGTATAACTTAATCAAAGCGTTCCCAGTATCTGTTTCACAGGTATCACTAGCATATGACAACAACGATTCCTTCGAGGAGTTTGATGTTGAGTTTGCTTACCAGTACTTCGAGACTGATATCGGTTCTAATACTATGAGTAGGGTTGGCACAACCTCCTAAATAGTAGGTACAGAAACGCAATATTATGGCAGAGTTATTCGGATTCTCGTTTAGAAAGAGGGAGGAGAAGGCAAAGAATGCACCTTCTCCTGTTGCCCCCACCAATGAAGATGGAGCAACCAGTTTTATAGCTGGTGGTTATCATGGTACATACGTGGATCTTGACGGTAACTTCAAGACTGAGTACGACATGGTGGTAAAGTATCGCATGATGGCGATGCATCCAGAAGTAGACAGTGCTATTGAAGATATAATACAAGAGGCAATCGTTACAGATCAGAACGATAGTCCAGTACAGATAGATCTGGCAAACCTAGATGTCAGTGAGTCTGTCAAAAAGATGATTAGAGACGAGTTCGACTATATTAAAAACTTAATAGGATTTGATACTAAAGCTCATGAAATGTTCCGCAGATGGTACATTGATGGGCGTTTGTATTATCATAAGGTCATAGATTTGAAGAGACCTCAAGATGGTATACTCGAACTCCGCTACGTAGATCCACAAAAGATCAAGAAAGTTAGACAGATCAACAAGATTCCAAAGACCGCAGACCAGTTCCAGTCACTAGACTATGGTAAGGTAGATGAATATTTTATATACAATCCAAAAGGTTTACGCAACACCTCTGCTAACTCAGGTATAAAGATTGCGAAAGATGCTATAACATATGTCACCTCTGGTATTCTTGATACCAACAAGAATATAGTATTGTCTTACTTACATAAGGCAATCAAGGTTCTCAATCAACTTATGATGATCGAGGACTCTCTTGTTATATACAGAATATCAAGAGCACCCGAACGTAGAATTTTCTACATTGATGTAGGAAACCTACCAAAGGTAAAAGCGGAGCAATATCTCCGTGAGGTGATGTCTCGCTATAGAAACAAACTTGTCTATGATGCTAACACTGGAGAGATAAGAGACGACAGAAAATACATGTCTATGCTCGAAGACTTCTGGTTACCTAGACGAGAAGGTGGAAGAGGCACAGAGATCACTACATTGCCAGGTGGTCAAAATCTTGGAGAACTTACTGATATACAATACTTCCAAACAAAATTGTACAAGGCACTTAACGTTCCTGCAGGAAGATTAGAGTCAGGACAAGCGTTCAACATAGGTAGATCTTCAGAGATCATGCGTGATGAACTTAAGTTCACTAAGTTTGTGGGTAAACTCCGCAAGAAATTTAGTGAAATGTTCCAAGACATTCTTAAGACTCAACTCATTCTAAAAGGTGTAATCACACCAGAGGACTGGGATGAGATGAAGGAACATATACAGTACGATTACTTATATGACAATCACTTTACAGAACTTAAGAATATTGAAATGTTAAATGAGAAGTTAAATGTAATCACTGCCATGGAACCATTCATGGGTCGTTACTTCTCTACTGAATTCGTCCGCACTAACATACTCGGTCAATCTGAGGTTGAGAAAGCAGAGCTTGATAAGCAGATGAAGGACGATATTTCTTCTGGTAAGATCATAGACCCATTAGATCAAGTCGCTATGGATCAACAGACCATGGATGACGAGAAAGATAATGCGGAACTTGATAAAGAAATGAAGAAAGCACAGATCAAAACACAGGCACAGAAGGGTACAACAAACCCATCTGGTTCTACCAGAACCCCTGCTAAAAGTGGGAATGGTAATAAATAACATTACGTAACAAATTTATTATGTCTACTTCAGAACGAGATATCGTTGATTTGCTTTGGAACGATGACCAGGCAGACGCACTGGGCAAACTAAAAGACATGCTACAAGTTAAAGCTGCTATGGCAGTTGATGCTAGTAAGCAAACTGTCGCGGATCGTATGTTTCCGCATGTACCCGATGAGGGTAACGTGGAACCTGACCCCGAACAACTAGAAAACCCTACTGCCGAATTAGAGGAACCTACCGATGAAACTGATCACGGAACAGAACAATGATATAGAGGTTCTTACCGAAGAAAAAGACGGTAAGAAATCCACTTTTATCAAAGGAATATTCTTACAGACTGAGATAACCAATAGGAATGGTCGGATGTACAAATTCGATACCATGAATAGAGAGGTGTCAAAGTATAATGAAGAGTTCACTAACAAAGGTAGAGCACTTGGTGAGTTAGGTCACCCAGAAGGTCCTACACTCAACCTAGATAGAGTGTCACACAAAATTGTTGAACTTTACCCAGAAGGAACTAACTTCATAGGTAAGGCAAAACTATTAGAAACACCTATGGGTAAGATCGCTAAGAACTTACTTGAAGAAGGTGTACAACTGGGAGTTTCTTCTAGAGGTCTCGGTTCAATTAAGAGAGAAGGCAACTGTTCTGTAGTAGCAGATGACTTTATTCTTTCCACTGCTGCTGATATTGTAGCAGATCCTTCAGCACCTGATGCATTTGTAGAGGGTATATACGAAGGGCGTGAGTGGGTTACAGTTGATGGTAAAATCAAAGAGCAACAGATTGAACAAATCAAGGCTGCTATTGACAATGCCCCAACACCACAAGAACTTCAAGAAAGGAAACTTTCCGCGTTTGCGGCTTTCCTAAGAAGTATATAAATTATAAATAAAAATAGTAAATTACCGCAGATCTTATTTCGTAGGAGCAAACATGTCCACAATAGATGAAAAATTTGAGAAACTCATCGCGGAAAAGAAGGCAACTGAAGCTGTAGCTGAGGAAGCATCTGAACCAAACACCGAAGTTTCTGAAGACGCAGCAGTTGGCAAAACTGCCATTACGTCTGGTGCTGTACCACAGCAAAAATCCGACCTTAAGAACGACGCAGTTGAAGTCGCTTCTTCTAACAGTAAGGACAAGCCAGAAGGCGATGCCAATGTTGGCAAAAGGGCAGCTGCTCCTGTAGGAGTAGAAAAAGACAAGACATTAAAGATGAAACCATCTGGTGCATCATCTAAAATGCCTGGTGCCTTATCTGCTAAAATCTTTGACGACGTAGAAGTCGAAGGTGAAGCGGTAAACGAAGACAGCAAAGAGGACATCTCAGCAGTACTAGCGGGTGCTGACTTATCTGAGGAGTTCCAAGAGAGAGCAAAGACTGTCTTTGAAGCAGCTGTCGACGCAAGAGTCGAAGCAAAGATTGACTCCCTTAAGGAGCAAGCAGCCGAAGCATTCGTAGCAGAGATCGAAGAGATCAAAAACGAATTTGCTGGCCGCGTAGAGAATTTCCTCCAGTACGCAGCAGATGAGTGGCTCAAGGAGAACGAACTTGCAGTTGAGCAAGGTCTCCGCACAGAAGTCACTGAGACGTTCATGGAAGGATTAAGGAAATTGTTCATCGAATCACACATCAACGTTCCAGATGAGAAACTGGATCTTGCTGCTGAGATGAGCGAGAAACTAGATGACATGGAAGACCGACTTAACGAACAGGTTAAGAAGAATGTCGAACTACATGAGGTTGTGGGAACCTATCATAAAAATGAGATTTTGACAGAACTTGCCAGAGGACTCGAAAGCGAAGTCCAGAAGGATAAGTTTAAATCCCTTGCCGATGCAGTCGAATTCAAATCTGAAGAGTCGTATCGTGAGAAACTAGGTCAGATCAAGGAATCATACTTTGGAACTCCAAAGACTGAGACCGTAACTGAAGTTGCTTCAGAAGAGTCTGCCCCAGAATCAGAAAAACAAATTGAAACTGTTAGTGAGAGCATGCAACAGTATGTACAACAACTCGCTAAGAGAATCTAATTCACTTCAAACAAATGTTTAACACAGAAAAACTACAGGAGAAGTGGAATCCAGTACTTAGTCATGATGGTCTTCCTGAGATAAAGGATAACTATCGTAAAGCAGTAACTGCACAACTCCTAGAGAACCAAGAAAGGTTCATGCGTGAGGAAAAGCAAATCCTTACAGAGGCACCTACTAACGCAGGTCCTATCAACACACCTACCACTGGTAGTGGTGCTAACTTCGGTTTCGACCCAATTCTTATTAGCTTGATTCGTCGTGCTATGCCTAAGCTTATTGCTTATGACATCGCAGGTGTTCAGCCTATGAATGGTCCTACTGGATTGATCTTCGCAATGAGATCACGCTACGTTAACCAGACAGGCGACGAAGCATTCTTCGACGAGCCAGACGCACAGTTCTCTGGTACTCAAGGTGGTACACCTCCAACAGCAACATCTGAAAAGAACCCAGGTCTTATCAACGATGCATCTGGTGGTGGTACAACAGAAGGTAACTATGACCTTGCTTCAAGCAAGTTTAGTTCATCTGAACTTGAGTCATTAGGAGAAGGTACTTCTACAGCGTTCATGGAAATGGCGTTTAGCATCGACAGAATTGCTGTTGAAGCTAAAGGTAGAGCACTAAGAGCAGACTACTCAGTTGAACTTGCTCAAGACTTGAAAGCAATCCACGGATTAGATGCCGAGTCTGAACTAGCAAACATTCTTTCTACTGAGATCCTTGCTGAAATCAACAGAGAAGTTGTTAGAACTGTTTACCGTGGTGCTAAGCCAGGTGCTCAGGTCAACACTGCTAACGCGGGTGTATTCGACTTAGACGTTGACTCAAATGGAAGATGGTCTGTTGAGAAATTCAAAGGTCTTCTATTCCAGATCGAAAGAGATGCTAACGCAATCGCACTAGAGACTCGTAGAGGAAAGGGTAACGTAATCATCACTTCTAGTGATGTTGCTTCTGCTCTTGCTATGGCGGGTGTTCTAGACTACTCATCAGGTATCAACCAAGCAGTTGGTGGACTTGGAGAGATTGATGACACAGGTAACACATTCGTTGGTACAATCAACGGACGTTTCAAAGTGTACATCGACCCTTACTCAGCAAACGTATCTGCTGACCAATACTACGTTGTTGGATACAAAGGTACTAACGCATACGACGCAGGATTATTCTATTGTCCTTACGTTCCGCTACAAATGTACAGAGCGATTGGACAGGACACATTCCAGCCACGTATCGGGTTTAAAACTCGTTATGGCATGGTTCTTAATCCATTCGCTAAGGGACTTACAGCTCTTACAAACTCTGATCCACAGCATTCATCAAACGTTGGTGCTAATGCTTACTACAGAAGAGTTAGAGTTGCTAACCTCATGTAATCCTGTATCAGGAAACGCATACAACATTAAGAAAGGGGCATTTCGCCCCTTTTTTTGTGCTAAATTATACTAATGAGACGATCTGATGAACGGGCGAGTGAACAAAGTACAAATGACAGCGAAGGTAATGCGTATGAAAGATGGATTACATCGTCACCAATGGTATCCTCATTGGACTGAGGATGAGAGAGCAGCAGCTCAAATGATCCTAAATAATGTATTAGACGTATTAGATGAGTACTGGGAATGAAAGCATTTTCACCCGACAGTAAGAACTTTCTCTCACCCGTTGGGTTTAAATTTCTGATAGAAAGAATACCAACAGTAGATTTCTTTTGTCAGACAGTTAACTTACCAGAGATAAGCATAGGAAATAGAACCATAGAGACCAGAGTGAAGGCATATGATACACCTGGCGACAAGATGACATTTGGAGATCTGAACTTGACGTTCCTGATCAACGAGAACATGGATAATTACTATGAGATATACAAATGGTTGAAAGGATTAAGCAACCCAAGGCATGAAGAAGAGTTCGCAGCATACCTAGCGGGTGTTGTTGACGTAGGTAGAAAAGATAACTTCCAAAAAGCAACTACAGATGCTAGACTATTAGTGTTAGACAGCAACTTCAACTCTATAACTACAACTGTATTCCAAAATTTATTTCCAGTTAGTCTTAGTGGAGTAAGGTTCTCAGCAGATGCTACTGACATTGACTACGTAACTGCTGATGTTACCTTTAAATATACCCTACTAGAGTTTATAGATAGCGACGGTGAGAAAGTCTAATATATAAAGTAACAAGACATTTAGTATGAATCTGGAATTGATTGAGTCCATGTGGAAAGAGGACTCTAAACTTGATGATGAAAAATTAGATCATGATTCTCTTGCTGTACCAAGAAAACATGCGAA